AGAGAAGAGAGCCAGAGGCGCTCAAAAACGAATTAATCAAGCGGTAGCGCAAGCTAAAGAGTATCAGCGTAGAGAGCTGCAGGCATTGCAGTATGCAAAAGAACTGCATGAACAAAACCAGCACCTTTCCGGTCAGTTAGTTCAATCTCAAACGCAATCCACTGAAGAGAACATGAAACTTCAGGAAGGCTATAAAGATGAGTTTGAGAACAGAATTGAAACTCAGACTGCAGCCGCGAAGAAAGCATTAAAAACTGCTTATGAGGCTGGAGATGCGGATACCATGGCTGACGCACAACAGATGTTGGCGCAAGCCGAAGCGGATCGATCTGCTTTAAATCGTTATACGCAAGAATATGAAAACTATAAAACTCAATATCAGAATTGGGCTGAAGAGCAACAAGCGCAACAAGAACAGCAAGAACAGCAGGTTCAAGATTTTCAAGAAGAGGTTCAAGAACCTGTCTATGAGGAACCGTCCGTTAAGGCACAGGAATGGGCTGGTGAAAACGAATGGTTTGGAACCGACCAAGTAATGACTAATGTAGCGTTTGCTATACACAACGAATTGCAGGGTAGTGGAATTGACTTAGAGTCTGATGAATACTACTCTCAAATAAATAAACGTATGAGGGAAGAACTTCCTCATAAGTTTACTAACGCAGGAGAAGGCCAACCCGTCCAAACGGTCGTTTCCGGTACGCGCACAACAGGAACTGGACGCAATCAAAATAATCGTAGGATTGAATTAAGTCCTAGTGAACAGCAACTTGCTAAAAAACTAGGAGTGCCATTCAAAGAATACGCGAAACAAAAAATGAGGTTACAGAGATCATGAGTGAAGAAACAGGAAACGGCTCTAACAGAACGCCAAGGAATGCTTCTTCTCGGTCCACAGAGACTGCAAGAAGACCATGGACTCCACCTCAAGTGCTTGAGACTCCTGAACCACCACCTGGAATGGTGTATCGATGGGTGAGAACCCACATCAGAGGAGAGGATGATAAAACCAATGTTCACATGCGATTCCGCGAGGGATTTGAGCCTGTGAGTCCCAAAGAGGTTGAAGGCTATGATTTGCCAACAATCGATGAGGGAAAACACGCTGGCACGATAGGCGTTGGTGGATTGATTCTCTGCAAGATTCCAAAGGAAACGGTGGAAGAAAGGAACTCTCATTATGAGCGTCAAACGGATCAGCAGATGAAAGCTGTTGATAATGATTTGATGCGAGAAGAGAATCCTGCGATGCCTATCTCTAGGGATAGGAAGACTCAGGTTTCATTTGGCAGTCCTAAAGCATAGCTTTGGACGTTATTTTGATTGTGTTTACGGAGAGAATAAAAGATGGCGAATAATGATTCCCCTTTTGGACTCCGCTATGTGCGAAACCTACAAGGTAAGCCCAATAACTCCGGTCAATCTCGTTATCGTATAACCACTAGCGATCAAACCAATACGACTAATATTTACCAAGGTGACATTGTTACGCAAAACACCGCTGGTATTGTGACTCGTATTGCTAGAGCAGACGGTGGAAGCGCGACAAGCGATATTATCGTGGGTGTATTCAATGGTTGTTTCTATACAGACCCAACCACGAGTAAGCCTACGTGGAGTAATTACTGGCCTGGTAACGCAGCTACAGACGCAATTGCCTTCCTTTATGACGATCCTTTTGATGTCTTTGAAGTGCAAGCGGATGCAGCCTTTCCTGTCGCTGATCTATTTGGCAATTTTGATATTGTCGATAATAGCGGTACAGGAAGTAGCAATAGCGGATGGTCCTATATGGAACTAGACGTTACTACGGGAGCTACTACAGCTACCCTTCCATTAAAAGCCCTGGATATTTCTACTGACCCAGAAAATTCAGATGTAAGTTCAGCCAATACCAACGTGCTTGTCACCATTCAGAATCATCTGTTTGGTCAGAAGCAAGTCGGTCTAGCTTAGGAGGATAACTAATGGCGATTTCAAGAGCGCAATTAGCCAAAGAGCTAGAGCCTGGACTCAATGCTTTATTTGGTATGGAGTATGATCGTTACGAAAACGAGCATGCGGAAATTTTTGACACTGAATCTTCAGATCGAGCATTTGAAGAAGAAGTTCTAATCGTTGGTTTCGGTAATGCTGAAGTCAAAACTGAAGGTCAAGGGGTTGATTATGACTCTGCGAGTGAAGGTTTTACGGCTCGGTATACTCACGAAACTGTAGCCCTAGCGTTTGCGTTGACTGAAGAGGCTGTCGAAGACAATCTCTATGATCGACTCGGCGCACGTTATACGAAAGCTTTGGCTAGAAGTATGGCGCACACCAAGCAGGTTAAAGCTGCTAACGTATTGAATAATGCGTTTTCATCAAGCTATACGGGCGGTGATGGTCTTTCTTTGATCAATACTGCACATACGCTTGCTGGTGGTGGTACTTGGGCAAATCGTGCAAGTACGATGGCTGATTTAAATGAGACATCGTTAGAAAATGCACTGATTGGTATTAGTACTTTTGTTGATGACAGAAACATGATTTTGGCCCTTCAAGGGACTAAATTGATTGTTCCTCCTCAACTTCAGTTTATTGCTGATCGATTGCTCGAAAGCCCAGGAAGGGTTGGTACGGCAGACAATGACATCAACGCTGTAAGGAATATGGGATTGTTACCGCAAGGTTATTCAGTCAACCATTTCTTGACAGATACGGATGCATGGTTTCTCTTGACCGACTGTCCTGATGGCTTCAAGCACTTTGAGCGTTCACCCATATCCACCTCAATGGAAGGTGATTTCGATACGGGTAATGTTCGCTACAAAGCGAGAGAAAGATACAGCTTCGGGTGGTCAAACCCTCGTTGCGTATACGGATCTCAAGGAGCGTAAAGCTTTGGGGGGGTTATTCCCCCCCCACTTTTTTAATCTGGGAAAAATAGCCCTAGCGACTGACCCAGCAGACGCTTACGAAGACTCTAGGGCAAACCCTTTCGTAAGGAGGTACTTAGGTGGCACAAACTACTTTTGCTGGCCCAATTCGATCCTTGGCTGGTCTTATCAATGCAGGATACAACGGAGTCGTCAGCTTAACTGCTGATACTTCAATTACTGTGGCTGCTCATGCAGGCAGACCACTTCTTTGTAACGATGCAGATGGTGTATTTACACTCCCTAGTATTGTGACCACTGAACCTGCTGATAAAGGCGATCCAGGGCAAACTTGTAACTTTGGCGCACAATTTACTTTCATAGTCGTAACAGCGGCTACTGATATGGACATCAAAACAGATGGCACTGACAAGTTTGTTGGTGGAATTTATACTGGTGTCGATGACGCTACAGGTAAAACATTTATTTCTGGTTCATCTAATGATGTGATCACTCAAAACGGTTCTACTAAAGGTGGATTAGCTGGAAGTATTATTAGAGTTACTGCTATAGCAAGTGCTAAATATGCAGTAGAAGGATTAATACTTGGTTCAGGCACTATAGTTACTCCTTTTGCTGACGCTTAATATAGGAGCAAATTGATATATGGCTACTCGTATCACAGGTAATGATGTAAAAACTGCAACAGTTACCGCTGATGGCGCATTAGTAGACCATTCCTGCAGATTGCGCGGTCTCATTGTTGCTGGAGGCAGTTCCGATGGCTCCGTTATCTTTTATGATAATGCGAGTGCAGCTAGTGGAACTGTCTTATTAACTCTAGGAGTTAATGCCAATACCAATGAGACGCTCAATATTCCTGATCAGGGAGTAAAAGCATTTAATGGTGTTTATGCAGATATAACCAATGTGGATCGTGTAACTATCTTTGTTTCATAGGAGAAGTTATGGCGACATCAGGGTCTAGAGACTTTGAACCAGACGTTGCGGAGTATGTAGAAGAAGCGTTTGAGCGGTGTGGACTGGAGTATCGAACCGGATATGACGGTGTCACTGCTCGACGTTCTTTGAACTTACTGTTTGCTGATTGGGCTAATCGTGGCCTCAATCAGTGGACGGTGAATAATACGAACACAACACTAACTAAATCAGATACTTACTTTGATTTAGATGCTTATACTATTGATGTATTGGATGTCATCATTCGAACTACCTCTGGTGGTACGACTACTGATATTCAGATGGAGCAAATTTCCAGGTCAGCGTATTGGAATATACCTACGAAGACTACGGAAGCTCGGCCTACCCAATGGTATTTAGACAAACAAATCACGCCTCGATTGTACTTTTGGCCAGCGGCTGAAAACAGTACAGACGCTTTATACATTAATCGGTTAATCAGAATTGAAGATGGTGATGCCGGGGTAAATACACTAGGCGTTCCTTTTCGTTTTTATCCCTGTTTGGCTGCAGGTTTGGCTTATTACTTGTCAATCAAACGAGCTCCAGAAAGAGTGGATATGCTAAAAGGAATGTATGAAGAAGAATTTGCTAGGGCCGCAGATCAGGATGAAAGCAGAGCGTCTTTGTTTATTGCGCCTAATATGAGATCTAAGAGGGCGTAATGGCTTACGCTTCAGGCAAATTTGCCATAGCGATATGTGATCGATGTGGCTTTCAATACGCTTATAAGACTTTAAAAAAAGAATGGACGGGGTTTCGGGTTTGTAAAGAGTGTTATGAACCTAAAGCACCTCAACTAGAACCATTGCCTCATATGTCTGATCCTGAAGCGTTGAGACATCCAAGACCTGCAGTGAGTGTGACTGCCGGGGAAGGGGTGGTAAGAACCATAGATCCTAATAGAATGACCACAGTGACGGGAGATTCCATTGGCTCTGCATTTAGTCTGGATGCAATGGAAGGAGAAATAGGAACAGTAACAGTGGTGACTACATGAGTTTTACTTACGCAACACTTAAAACCGCGATTCAGAATTATTGTGAAACAAGCGAGACTACGTTTGATAATAATTTATCGGTTTTTATTAAAGAGGCTGAAGAGCGAGTTTTAAAAAATGTTGAGATGCCTGTGTTTAGAAAAAACGTCACAGGTACTGCAACAGCAAGTAACACATATCTTTCTATGCCCAGCGATTTTCTTGCCCCGTATAGCTTGGCGGTCATCTCGAGCAGCGTTTACTACTACTTATTATTAAAGCATGTGTCGTTTATCAGGGATTACACACCCAACTCTTCAACGACTGGGTTGCCTAAATATTACGCTTTGTTTGATGACACTACCTTTTTGCTTGGACCTACCCCAGATTCAAATTATAACTTTGAATTGCATTATAAATATCGGCCAGCCTCGTTAACGGCTGG